ACCCATTAATGAACTGCCCTAACATAAGTGTGACCTGTTTTGGTCATTGTTTTTTGCAACACATGATCAGAGTTTTCTATGAAACGTTGATTGGGTTGATAGCCATCAGTAAATGCTCTGGTGCTGACGCAATAAAATTCACAATTCATATTGGTAAACCAACTGTCGCATTCTGCCATCAACTGTTTGAAATGATGTGTGTCTAGGTATTGTTCTTCCATGTGCCACATCATGATTTCGCCTTCCATAACTTGAAACCATGGATGTTCAAATGCCAAACAAAAAGCATAGCCAATCATTTGTCCTGAATGTTCTACCACAAAAACTCTGAAGTCATTGCCTATGATGGCTTTACGCACCATCAACACCAAACGATCAACATCATATTCTGCCACACTGTTGCCCACTGTGTTTCTGTTGTCTATCATTAGGTTTATTACTCGGTCCATGTCTCTTGGTTGAAATTTTCTTATCATTATAAACGTCCCCATGTTATATCCTTGGTGACAACATGTGAAAATTCCATGCTTCTGTCATTAGGATGTTCTTGTCTAAAGTTTGCTTCATTGGTCTTACGACCTGCAGTTTTTTCAAAGTTGGAAAATATGCTGGCAACTTCAAGTGCTATGGTTGCTGTGGCACCATTGTCATTAACTTGATATCCATTCACTTTGCCTTTGAACATGATGATAGGAGTGTCAATGATTGAATTATCTGTTGGATCAAGATATGCATATGATATGGTTACTTTTTTATTCACCATACCAGACTGTGCAAAGGTTGTCACATTGGAAGTCAGCAAGGCTGATATAACCAGTGTCACTGTGGTAATAACCAATTCACCATTTTCTTCTGTTTCGCCCACACCCAAAAAGTTTCCTTGTGCTTCATAAGTGTTGCCACCGTGTGCAATATTAAAATTGTTGTCAGTGTAATACACTGAGGAACCAGTAGTTTCTATTTCTATAAGTGCAACACGAACAAGACTTAATCCTGCTAGGTATGTGTTGATTGAACCGGATAGTCCTCTAGCCATTTATATCTCCTCGAGAATATCTATTTCATATGATATTGTGTCGTTGTTGTTGTATTTGAATTCTTGCACATCACCTACCAATGTTACTCTGAAAGGCACATCATCCACTGTCACAGCACTTGAACCTGCAACATCTTCAAACAGATTTGGTGTGATTGAAACTGTGACTTGTCCACTGCCGTTGGTGGTTGCATTGGCAGTCAACATGTAAACTTTGGTGTGTGATGCAAATCTAATCACATCGCCTTGATTGAATATTTGTGTGCTGTTTACACCACTGGAAGTCAGTGCCACTGTGCTGGCTCCTGCTGACGTGGCAGCCGCTGTGGTTGTTGCTGAATGATTTCTACTGTTTTCACTGATTGTGGGCAACACAATGTCAAAAGAATTTAATGCTCCTTGACATCTGGTAGCCAGTGCTTGTATAGGCAACCAATTGGCCAAAGGTATTGGAGGATATTTTATTGTTGCTCCAAATCTTGAACCTCCTGTGCTGATTCTTATTCTGCGTCCACTGTCACTCACAGTTTGTTTGGTGTTGGCGATTGCTTGTAATCTTGTTGCTTGAAAGCCTACAGTTGAAGGCCATGTTCCTAAAAATGCCATTATATTTTAAATCCTTTCTCCCATGCTTTGAGACTCCAATATGCGGCGCTCAAAGTTTTTTGTCCTTTTACGTTATCTAGCACAGCACCCATCCGTGCATCGAAACTTTTTTTCCTTGCAGGATTGTTCCTGCCTATGCTCATGCCTTTTTGACCAAAGTTTACTTTTTTAACATTGCCTGTTTTTTGGTCTTTCACAAACACTTTAAATTTTTTTACATCACCTCTAGAGGGTGTGTTTAATTTTACTGTTCTGCCTTGATACTTGGCCATTACAACATTCTCCCTGCGGCACCTATAATTGTAGAAGCAACCAACAGTCCCAACACCCACCAAAGCCTTGCATCCATTTTTTCTATCTTGTTGGATTGTGTTTCCATATCACGTTCTATGTGTGCTAGATGATTTTCTTTGATAATTTTTATATCAGTTTTTATTTCTGCAATATGTGTGGTGTTTTGTTCTGTCTGCGATTTTGCCATTACACCAGTGCCCTTCTACCTTGTCTGTTCATGCCTTCATTAATGATGCCTGAAATAACTCCACGTCTTGCCAACAATAGATCATCAAACCCTGCGGCATCAATTGTGCTGATGTTGAAATTGATATTGACTTCGCCACCACCTGAACCACCAGCACCACCAATTTGGTCATTAGGCACAATGGTGCCTGAATTGTTTGGAACGAATAATTCTGGTCCTTGTTCGCCCACAATGTAAGGTGAACCACCTGCAACTGGACCACCTTTTGCCATGCCTGGAATTGCAGTAGAAGTGCCTCCTGTAAGCAATGCCAGTATCAGTCTTAAACCTACTTGTTTTCCTAATTCTCGAGTAATTTTTTTCTCCTGGTCAATTAAAGGATTCAGTGTAAGGCCAAGTCTTTCCATTAATGGTTTGACAATAAAGTATTGAATAGCAATCTGCACCAATGCAGAAATAACTGATTTCAAAATTGTTTTACCTAGTGCTTCCATGCTGTCGCGAAGACTCTTACCATCCACAATGGCATCAGCAAATGCATCACCTGTGCCTTTAGCAAATGTGTCCATTATACCGTTCACTGTGTCTGCGGCAAACCCAAAACCATCAAACTCAAATGTCAGTGATTCAATTGCTTTGGCCATGTTTGTCGCTCCTTGTTCACCTAGGTCAAACATGTCAAATGCTTTGCCTAACTGTGGGCCTAGTAATGCATCTTCAAGGTCAACAAGGTCTTGGTCCAGTTCTTCAACTGCTTCTGATACTTCTTGAATTGGTGGTATAAATCCTCCAAATTTCCTTTGTGCGTCACTCATGTTGTCAGCCATGGCTTTCGTTGCAATGGCGCTATCTTCCATTTTCTTGTTGAAATCATCCAGCACCTTGTTCACACCAATGTATGCCGCAGTTCCTGCCGTGACTGATGCCGCAACAGCCGCCAGTCCTACGATTGACAGTGCCGCAAGTGACCTACTAACAACTAGAATAGCACCAAGACCCCTTGCAATATTCAACAGTGTGGCCGCCAGTTTCAATGCGGCCAAGGCAGCAAATGCGCCAACAATTAAATCAATATTATCTTTAACAAACTTGGCGGTGGCTCCAACAGCCTGCAGTCCCACAACCAATCCTGTGCCAAGTGATCTTCCAAATTCATCAATTTCTTCACTGTTCTCTGCTAGGAAAGTTTGTAAATCACCAAATTGTCCTTTTAATTCTTGGAAGAATCCTTCTGACACTGCAACTTGGAAACGGAAGAAGGCATCCTGTAACATTGATATTTGACCTGTTAATGAATCTGCAAATTCATCTATGGCACCAGCACCTGAACCACCCTTGCCAAACACTTTGAATAATTGTTTTCTAGTTTCTTCTGCAGAATGAGATACACCTGCTTCAAAGCCAGCAAATGCACTTACGCCTTTTTCTCTAAAAATGTCTGCAGATGCAATACCACCAGACAATGCTCTTTGTATCTGTTCACCAGCAGTTTGCATGTCTAGTCCAAATGCCGCGGCAATGTTGGCAGTTAGATCTAAATTCTCTTGTAATTCATCTGCGTCTGCAGATACAACTGCTAAATTGTTAGAGGCAGCGGCTATGGCTTCTAGTGTGAATGGCACTCTACCCGCAAAGTCATTCATCAACTCAAAGGCTTTTGCTCCTTCTTCAGCAGATCCTAAAAGTGTTTTTAATCTAATTTGTAGTTCTTCAACAGTTTGTCCTGCCCTTATGAATCCACCAACTGCTTTGGCAACACCAAGTGCGGCAATGGCAGCCCCTGCGGCCTTGGCGGCAGTGCCCAACCCACCCATACTCTTTTGTATCTTTACAGTAGAATTGTTGAGTTTGTTTAGACCTGCCTGGCCTTTAATAACAACTTTTACATTATAATTTTCTGTTACTGCCATTTGCTATTTTCCCATTGTCTTTTTTTGCTCTTGGTATTCATACTCAAAATAACCTGCCCACAAATTTAACTCCAACGTCGTTAGTTGTTGTATTTCTTCTAGACTTTTATTCAGTCTCGATCCCAACAACAGCAGGAATCTTAACTCGACGTTGGAACGGATTCCTTTATAACATCAGCCTGTTCAATTTGAACCACAGCATTATTAATGGCTGTTGCAATTTTTGTTACCACTTTTGGATCCGCTTCATTCATCAAAGTTGTTTTGTGTGCTGGTTGAAATAATTTCTTGCCATCTTTGTCTCTGGCTTTTTGAATTACACTTTCTACCAATGCTTCAACAATTTTTCCTTTCGCTTGTAAATCAATTACTTTTGCTTCATCGTGGAATGTGTTGGTTTTTCTGTAGTAGATATCCATGTCCCATTCTTCGATGTGCATTTTTTCTAAATCGCCACCAATTATTCTTTGATAGTGATTGGTTATATTTTTTGTTATGTCTTTTTGTGTCATCGTCCTAGTCTTCCTTTGTTTGATTGTTTTGTTTGTGCCACAGCAGGTTTATAAAAACCACTTGGCGCTTGTTTTGACCTACCTTTGTCTAATGCTGGCACATACGGTTGCGGGTTGGTGATAGCAAACTTTTTGTCACCCCGTTTGCTTTTCTTCCAACTACGCTTAGCCAAGCCTGAACGAACCGGTGTGTTAGATTTTATGTTGCGGAACAACACATTGGCTGTGCCCGCAATAAATTGATCTAACTGTTTGTCCAGTGCTTGAGTAAGACGTTTTGCATTGAATGTGCCTCTGATCATTATAGGTCTGTCTTTGTAAGTGCACCACTGCCTTGAAAAGCAATAGTGGCCGTTACTGCATCATTCTGATCAACAGCAATATCATGTCCTGTAATAATAACAGTTCCTGATAATTTTATGCCTGTTGTCTCGCCTGATGGATACAGTTCAATTTCTGCTGGACCATTAGTTCCATTTTGTATTGTAGTGATTAACTCAGATTGTGATTCGTCGTCATCTCTCAATAACACATCCATTGATCCTGTAAAAGTTGTTTTCCCTGCCAAGTAAGTTTTAGAAGTAGAACCCATTGCTGAAGTTTCTATTATATCACCTGCTTGACTGATTGAAAACGATCTTACACTTGCCAAGGCATCAACTGCTGTAGAATCTACAGAATCCAGTTTGATAACCCCTGAAGTGCCCGTGTATGTTGCTGTGTTTGTTGCCATACTTTAGTCTCCTATAGGTCTGTTTTGGTTAGTGCACCAGTTCCTTGAAATGAAACTGTGGCTGTTACTGCATCGTTTTGATCAACAGCAATATCATGTCCAGTGATCAATACTGATCCTGAAAGTTTGATACCTGTTGTCACACCACTTGGAAATAATTCTATATCTGTTGGTGTTCCACCCACTGCTGAAAATAGTCCAGAATGTGCTGATGCATCATCTCTAAACAATAGATCCATTGATCCAGTAAATGTTGTTTTTCCTCCGAGGTAAGTTTTTGAAGTCGAACCCATCACTGATGTTTCAATGATGTCTCCTGCTTGTGAAACAGAAAATGAACGGACAGAAGCAATCTCTGTTGCCGAACTTCCGTCAACTTCAAACTTAGCAACCCCAGAAGTTCCTGTGTAAGCCGCTGTATTAGTTGCCATACTCTAGTTCTCCTTTGTTGTTGTGATTACTTCCGCTTCTGCTTGAATATTCAATATTGCAATTTCCGCGGGTTCTTCGTTTGTTTGTGTGACTTCTTCAACTTTTGGTTTGGGCGTTGTTTTTCTTTTGGCCTTTGCCTTGAGTTCAGGTTTTTTAAAAGTCCAACCTGATTGCAAATGTTGTTTGACTTCTGTGTTGTCAACAACTATTGAATCTCCTGTTTTCTTATTGTATAATTGTATTGCCATTATGCATTACCTCTCTTATAAATGTAAGTTACTTCAAGCACCACAGTAACTTCTCCAATTGGNGGATTACGTTCTATCACTTGTATTTCAACCACTTCTGCTTCAACCACGTGTGTGCCATCTGCNGATGCTGTGTTGTCTAGTGCTCTTTCTGTTTCGATAGTTTCTTCTATGTTTCTTACAATGTCATTGCGAAGTGTGTCAATGCTTTCGCCTCGCACAAAACATCTAAGGTTAATGGTCATTGTGCCTTGACGTTCACTCATTGAGATGTCTTCTCTAGTTTCTGTGCTAGGCAAAATTAGTATGGCTGGAAATTGTGTGATTGCTAGTTTTTCAAAGTCAAAAAAATTACGTGACACAGTGCCCACACCGGGGTTACTCATGTTCTTTAAGATCTTCTCTACTCTTAATGTGATGTTTTCTCTTGCTGACATTACCTAACCAATCTGTTGAAATGGGCAGGCTGTTCCTCTGAATTTGTGATAGTGGAGTCTGCGTTGTAATCGTATTTGACACCTTGACGTAGACACAGATTGAATTCTTCTTGAAATTTTGCTTTGTAATACTCCATCTTCTCNCTGTAAACATCACCCTCTGGTGAGAATGTGCTTAATCTTGGATAGATGTANGCATATAAAACATGATAGACTGCTGATCTTTTCCATTGTGAATCCACCAGTTTGCTTTCTTCCATTGATTGGTAACTGGCTCTGGTTATGTCATAGTTTCTGAATGAAGCACGAGGCCACCATTCTATTTCAATCAATCGATTGATATCTTCATAACTTTTTTGGTGAAGGTCTTTGAATTCTGGTATACCTAGTTCAAGTATATCCGGTTCGTATTCTAATAGATCATTGTCTGTCGAGTATTGGGCCATCCTGTGTCCTCTTGTATAATATTTCCTGTAGCAGTCCTTCTGCTTACAGATGTATTTACTTAAATTTTATCTTAGTTGTATGGTAATAAAAAAGGGACAGTGTTGCCACTGCCCCCTTTTGGTATCCTTAATCTAATTAGAATTAGATTTGAGGAGTTGCTTTAATTCTAACCGCATATGTGTTTTTCAAAATGCCGTTACCTACAGCAGTTGTTCCCACGTATTCTGTTAATCTTAAAGATTCGTCTCTTTGTTCTCTAATTGTAAGAGGTCGTTTTATCACGTGCCCAAATGCTTGGGGTGAGAATAAACATCCAATTGAATCAGCTGCAGAGTCAGCCGATACACCTGTGCTCATGAAGACTTTTACGTTGAAAATTCTTCCCATGTAAGCACTGTTGGCGATCATGTTGTTACCAGTTTGTGATAATGCAGTTGCACCACCAGATTGGAAACCAGCACCTGCTAACGCACTTGCTAATGAGAAAGCAACAGATGGAGCAACAACCAAGTTGTAGTCGCCATCAGCGTCTGTAGGAGCATTTTGTCCTCTTAGTGTGTAGACTGCGTTAAGAACATCATTCACAGTGATTGCACCTGCTGTGCCACCTGCTGTGTTGATAACTTGAGTGATAGAATCAAACTGTGCGAACACGTTTGTATCTAGTTTTTCACCAATTGAGTTACCAATCATGGTGCCAACATCTTGTGCAAGATTCTGTGCAGAAGATTCTGCCAGTAAGTCTGTGATGTCTGCTCTTACACCAATCTCAGCCGCTGTAATTGTTACAGAAGCAGGATCGATTGAGTCGATTGTAGAAAGATCGCCACCGTCAGTTAAGTCGTCAGCAGATATTTCAGGGTATACAGGAACTTGAGCGACAAGGCCCGGAGTTGCTGTCATGTCGTAGACAGTGACTAGTCCACCAGCAATAGATCTTTCAGAAGCAGTAAACATCGCTTCTTGTAAAATATTCGCCAATAAACCAGGAGCACTACCTGTGTCAGTAATAGCCATAGTATTTGTTTTCCTTTGTTGTTATGGTTATGTTAATGACCTTGCTTTAGAGAGTCTACTGTTTCTGTGTTGACGATAGAGTTCTTTTTGAGCAGGATCGTTTAAGTCTAATTTTGCCACATCAACATTTTCTACTTTGGTTGGTGAAGTATTGCTTTGAGTTCCCGATCCTTTAGCACCCGGTTGGGCAAAATGTGGGTTTTGTTCTAACCACTCTTTGCTGAATTCGTCCACTGACAGGATTTCTCCTTTGTCATTGTAACGCACAGCGCCAGTCTCGTCTAACACTTCTACATCGCCATTTGCATTAAGACGCACATTATCTCTCAATAATTTTTTCACCTGTTCTGGTGCAATCGCCTTGTATTTTGATGCCGCATTTAACAATGCTCCATCAACTTGCTGACTTTGTAGTTTTTGTGTAAGTGTTTGAATTTCACTGTCTTTTTTAGTGACAGTTTCTTTTAACACTTTCTCAAACTCACCTCTAGCCTTTTGCTCTTCTAAGGCTTTCGCCTCTTCTGCTTCAACTAGGGCTTCATATCTTCCAACGTCTACTCCTTCAAATTTTTTCAATACATTAGTTTCTGTTTTTTTACGAACAGATGCCATAGCATTGTTAAATTCATCTTGAGTGTAAGTCTTTGTTGATTTGACTTCCTGAGTGGTTTCATTTATAGTCTGTGGTTCTGTTGTCTCAGTAACTTCAGGTTCTTGGACTTCTGCTGTGTTTGATTCTTGCATTTGAATTCCTCCTTTGGAGTATGTTGTTATTTAACTGTTGTATTTACAGATTAACAGTGCTTATATTGGTTTATATGGCCGGTTTGTGCTGTTTTCTTATGTCAGCAAGATGTTTGGCGTCTTGTTGTATCAGGCAAGGATATGGTGCAGAGTGTTTGCCACCATTGCGTGGAGATGACCAAAGCCATTCTTCTGCATCAAGATCGTAGTTGTATTTTTGGGATATTTTTTTTAACCTATTGGGGGGCAAGTCACACACATAAACTCGTGCATGTAAGTCCCCCAAAGGTTCATAGTTCAAGTGATGAACTATTTGGATAAGGTCTTTTTGATACGCCGGAAGACTCCAAGGACATACTTTTCGTATGCTTTCAAAATATGTTTTCCAAACATTATTTGCCTCTACGGCCTCCGCGTGATCCACCTTTATTCTTTTTTTTCTTCTTTTTCATTTTTGCCATGTTGATAGTCCTTCCTAACAATGAAGTTGCTGTTGATGTCGTTGTGATTGCCATGCAAGTATTTACTTTGTCTCTTGGGATCAGTTGAATACAGTGTTAACAGTTCAACACGTCTTCGCTGTGCTAGGTCTCTGCATCGCTTGAGTGCTTTGCGGGCATGAAACGCAGAACGTTTGGATTTGTATGTCAACAGTCTTTCGTGCAATTTAAAGTATTCTTTGCAGGCTTCTTTGAATGCTATGTGNGTAGGAGTTTCAAATAATTCTAGGTGTGTTAGATCACCTTTGCCTTGTGCCATTAATTTTTGGTTGGTTTAATTGGTGTTACCTTGGCATTGGTATTCTTTTCAACGTAATCATCCAATGAATAATTTTCTTCATGTATGGTAACACGTCTTAACACACAACCTTTTGGTATGCAATTCACATCTGCGAATTGTGTAACATCATCCATGTATGATGAATAGGAACCTGCAATTTTTATGAATGTTGGACATTCATCAACCACTTGTCCAACTGCCACACACACTGCTGAGGTCATTGTTTTTATTTCTTCAATTGTTTTCCATTCTGCACTTGCAGTTGGATCCATGTAAACTACTTTTTCTATTTTCATTTGCGTGTTGGTCTCCCCACTTTATCAAAATAATCTGTTATCAGTGTTTCATCATCTTTTGACTGCTCCCACAATATTCTTTCCAACATGTCTATTCGTGCAGTAAGACTGTCAATCTTTTTCACGTGCATGTTGTGAGCCAATGCAACCTGTTTGATGTTGCCTAACAGTTGTTTGTTTTTAAGTTCTAGCCTTTGAATGCGTGACTGCTGATCAATCAGTGCATCATAGGGCGAAAAATTTATTTCAAATTCGTCGTCTTGCATATTAATATTTACAGTATTGAAAAATTACCAGTTGGATAACGGGGTCTTATTGGTCAATAAGTTTCTGCTTGGCAGTTTGTATGTCTGCTTGAGTAAGTTCTGGGTGCAGTTCTAACATCTGTTCGTCTGTGTAACCTTCCATTACCATTTCCTGTATGTGTTGATCTTGTGTGTCAACGGATGTGGTAGGATGTTCCATTTCTTCTTGTGATGCTTCTGCAAATATTTCTTCAAGTTCTTCTTCAGTGGCCAACAGTTCTGCAATCTTTTTATCAATCAATGCTTTAACTTTTGGATTGGTTGGTTTTGAATCAGATGCTTTTTTCAATAGATCCATATCTAAATTTTTATCTCTGATATGGAATGCCATTGGATACATGATGTCACCGTCAAATGATTCACCTTGCCACAATGCCCATATTCTCCAAATTTGTTCTTCTGCTAATTGTAAATTTTTTCCTTTTTCACAAAGTTTAGCATCCAACAATAAAAATTCAGACTGCATAGCAACACCAGACATTTGTCTTGTTTCAATTGCTCTGATTGCTCCCATGTGTGCCATTCTGTCAATGGATTGAATGCTTTTTTCTATGCTTCTTAATATGCCATCAATTGATTGAGATGATGGTTGAAGTAAAAATGGTTTTAATCCAGGATCTAATTCATTTGGTATTGTGATTATAGCACCAGCACCAGCGGCCGCATCAGTGTCTTGTGTTTTCACCAATGATGGTGCATTTGAAAGCCTAATAATTTGTTCTATCTCTGATGTTTGGTTAGTGATTAAATTTTGTGTGTCTGCTATATCGCCTATGTCTGATACACCTATACCACGTTCTGGTGAACGGTTGGCATACACAAACACAGCAGGTATTTTGCCTAGTTCGTTTGGTTGTTCATCCACAATCTGCACAGCATCTTTCGAGTCTTTGCGTGGATTGTATTTTTGTAGAACTACTTTGTCTTGTGTGAATATTCTTACATAATATTCTTGCACATTGCCATAAGATGATTTGTCTTCTATTTCTAATAATTTTAAGTATGTTAATTCGTAATGGCCTGAAGGTAGCCTTGTAAATTTCCAATCAAGTATGTTTTGGGGTGTGAATAAATTTGCGTATGTTCTAATGCCTTGTGCCAACTCTTCTGCTCTTGTGCCTGCTTGTGATTGTGGACGATCCAGTAATACCAAACAATGTCCATACACTGTGCTCATTACGTTTACGTCTCGCATGAATGATTGCCATGTTCTGCCTT